GCTTCCTACCGTCGTCAAAGGACTGGGGGCGCTTGGGAGTTCCGCGGGACGAGTGGTTCGCGGCCCGGAAGTGCCGGAAGGCGTCCGCACCGCTGCTGCAGCAGCCCGCGAGGCTGGCTACGTCATCCCGCCGACCCAAGTCCGCCCAACGCTGGGAAACCGCCTTCTTGAAGGCACGGCGGGGAAGTTGACGACTGCGCAGAACGCCAGTGCGGCCAACCAGCAAGTCACGAACAGGCTTGCGCGCCAGGCTATCGGGGCTGAGGAATTGACCCCGGAGGCGTTGCAGGCCGTGCGCAACCGGGCGAATGAGGCATACACCGCACTTGCCCAAGCAGGCCAGTTCAGTGCTGACGATGCGTTCCGCGAAGCATTGAAGAAGGCCGGCGCCCCAAGCGCTCAACTACAGAAGGACTTCCCGGCGCTCGCCAACAGCGAATTGAGCGGGCTGGTGAAGAGCTTCAGCAACACTAAGGAATTCGACGCGCAATCAGCCATCGAGGCGATCAAGGTGATGCGTGCCGCTCAGCGTGCCAGTGTTGGATCGCAAGACCCTGCAGCCGTAGCCATGGGCCGCGCTCAGGGGAAGATCGCCAATGCCTTGGAAGACCTAGTGGACCGCAACCTAGCTGGTGCGGGCAACCAAGATCTTCTAGGAGCCTATCGCCAGGCGCGCCAGACACTCGCGAAGGTCTACGACCTGGAAAAGGCGCTCAACCCGGCCTCTGGCAACGTCGATGCAAAGAAGGTCGCCAACCTGCTGAAGAAGGGACGCCTAACAGGTGAGCTGAAGCAAATCGGCGAGTTCGCCGGTTCGTTCCCGAAGGCTGCACAGACGCTGGAAGGCATGGGCTCTCTGCCTCAGACAAGCCCGCTTGATTGGACTGCTGCGGGCGGCATTGCTGCTGCAACTGGCGGAAGCCCTGTTGCCGCTCTGGGATTGGTCGCTCGTCCTGCTGCGAGGGCTGCTGCCCTGTCGCCGTTTGTTCAGAACCGACTTGCAGCGCCTCCGGGCCTGCCGATGCTTACTCAGAACGTCCGTCAGAACCTTCTGCAGCCTGTTTATCGCGCCGGTCCTGTTCTAGCGACCGACCGGTAAACAGCGTGTAGAAGAAGTTTCCGAAGAAAGCCAGCGCGCCCAGCGCGATGAACTTCCAAATGATGTAGTCGGTGAAGTTGAATTCCACCGGGCCGATTTTAAGCACCAAGCCGCCGTTGAGCGGCTTTTTTCATTTCAGGAGCCTGCATGGCACAGTTTCTAGCGCCCATCATCAACGACCAGCAGGAAGACGCCAATGGAAAGCCGCTGTCTGGAGGCCTTATCGAGGTCTATCTTGCAGGCACCTCGACGCCAGCGACCACCACCAGCGACAAGGCAGGGGCCGTTCCGAACTCTTGGCCGATTGTTCTCAATACGCTGGGCGTCAACAGTCAGGGAGCGGTCTGGCTAACCGGTGGAAGCGCTTACAAGTATCTGATCAAGAGCAGCGCAGGCGTGTTGCAACGCACCATCGACAACGTCAGCGGCATCAACGACGCCACTGCTGCCGCTGATCAGTGGATTCCATTCCAGGGCGTTCCATCCTATGTAAGTGCTACGTCTTTCACGGTCCCCGGCGACCAGACGCAGACGTTCACGTTTGGAACCCGCGTCAAGACGATGAACACGGGCGGTGTAGTCATTGGCACGGTTGTCCGGTCGGCGTACTCGACTTCTACGACTGTCACTATCGTTCCTGACAGTGGCGCCCTTGATTCGGGGCTCTCTTCTGTATCTGTTGGGCTGATCACGCCCACATCGCCGTCCCTGCCTGGAACGCTGACCACTCCAGCATTCCGCAACCGCATCACCAACCCGTTCTTCCGCTTCGACAAGCGCAACCAGGGCGCTGCAAAGACGCTCACGGCTGCTGCGGCCATCGCATACACCGTGGACCGCTTCTACGCATCTTGCACGGGCGCGAATGTCACTGCCCAGCGCGTTGCAGGTACTGGCTACCAGTACGCAGTGACCATCACTGGAGCCGCCTCCAACACGGCAACGCTGTTCGGGCAGCGCATTGAGGGCTCGTATAGCCGCTCATGGGCGAACAAACAGGTCAATGTGCAGGTGCCGATTTCTGCGGTTGGCATCACCTCCCTGACCTGGAACGCCTATGTCGCTGACGTGACCGATGTGTTCTCCGCCAAGACGCTCATCGCGACCGGCAGCATCACGCTCAACGGCACGGTCGAAACCAAGTTCTTCAGCTTCAACGCTGGGGCAAATGCTGCGCGTGGCGTGGCAATCGAGTTTGTTACGGGCGCCCTGGTGGCTGGGCAGTCGATCACCTATCAGGGCGCATTCCAGGCTGAATGCGGGCAGGTTTCCACCATCGAAGAGCTTGATCCGGTCGAGGATGAACTGCGATGCCGCAGGTTCTATCAGACCAGCTACCAAGGGCAGGTTCCTGGAACAGCAGGGGCCACAAACGGGCGGATCGTGGATTTGACCTCCGCCACAGCTTCCTACGGCATCTTGCGCGCCTACCTCGCGCCCACGATGCGCGCCATTCCGGCGACCACCGTCTACAACCCCGCCACTGGCGGACAGACCATCCGCAATGAAAGCTCCGGCGCGGACTACACGATTGCCGATGTGGGAACTTCTGCTGTCAGTCCTAACTACTTTGCGTATCAGACGGGCACCACTCCGACCGCATCGGCGGTTATCAGCATGCACTACACGGCGGAGGCGGAGCTGTGAGCCAAGACACCCAGCCCGGCGAGCTGCTTGAGGTCGTGAATAAGCGACTGGACGACGGCGACGCCCGAATGGAGCGCATCGAAAGAGGGCTTGCCACCAACACAGAGGCGACGGCTCGGATCGAGTCCAACACCTCCGACCTGGTGGAGGCCTTCGCGAACCTCAAAGGCGCGTTCAAGGTGCTGAACTGGATAGGCAAGTTTGCCCGCCCGCTCGGCTACATCGCTGGCGCCATTGCTGCGGTCGTCAGCCTCTACACCGCCTTCAAGGCTGGGACGAGCATCAAATGAGTGCGCGGACCAAGATCGTCAGCACAATCGTCGTTGCCGGCGCCACGCTGGTGGCTGGCAGCCCCTACCTGATGGGCTTCCTGCAGAAGTGGGAGAGCGGAAAGGCCAGGGTGCTAGTGGTCTACGCGGACCATTTGGCTGGCGATCTGCCCACCGTCTGCAACGGGCTCACGCCCCACGTCACGAAGACGCCGATCATCGTTGGAGAGCGCTGGACCGATGAGAAATGCGAGGCCGAAGAGCGCGCCGCTGTCGTCGCCGTGCAGCAGCGACTAGCACTATGCTTCCGTCGCCCACCGTCGCAGATGGTCTTCGACATGGCGACGAGTCACGCATGGAACCTAGGGGCCGGCGCAACCTGCAGCAGCGGGGCAATGCAGGCATGGAATCGCGGTGATTGGGCTCGTGGCTGCCAACGCCTCGCACGCGGCGATGATGGCCGTGTGGTCTGGTCCTTCGTGCGCGCCGGCAAGAACGCGGACGGCTCGCCACGATTCAAGTTCGTGCAAGGCTTGGCGAACCGTCGCGCTGAAGAGGCAAAAACATGCGAACCGTCATGACGCGCATCTGCTGCTTCTGCGGCTCAGCCGATCACGAGACACTGGATTGCAAGTGGGGACGTGTACATAAACCGCCGTTTTCTATGCATGTTCTGGCGATGTGTCTATTTTCTCGGGAGAAATGTGCATGAACCTCTACGTACTCCTTGCCATCGTCCTCGGATGGGCTGTCTCAGTCGGCGGGGCCGGCTGGTATGGCATAGGCATTGGTGAGGATCGAATCATCGCCAAGCAGGCCAGCGACGACCAAATCCGCCGAGAAACCCGGGAGGATGCCCAGCAAGGCGCTGCTGCAGCCATCGCAGCCAACAAGCCCATCAACAACACCATCGTTCAGAAGGTGCAGCATGAAATTCGTACTGAGCGCATCTACACTGACTGCCGCGTTCCTGCTACTGGGATGCAGCTTGCCAATCAAGCCATCACCGGACGGCCTGCCGAGCCCGCTAGTGGTGTCGGCGTGTCCACCCCCAACACCCCTAAGCGATGACTCGATGGGCGCTCTGCTGGCGAAGGTGGTAGAGCAGGGGAACACGTACCGGGAATGTCGCGAGGCTGCGCTTGCCGGTCAGCCAGTGCCAAAGGCGAGCTACTCGCTTTGGCCGAAGCTGTAGCGCCGACGCTCGTTCTCGATCAGCTCGTTGAAAGCGCTCTGAGTATCTGGCTCGATTGACTGAGCCAGATACTCGACGGTTCCGTCTGCATGCTGGAGAAGGGTGCCTGTCCCGCAAGCCACCAAATCAGCCATCGCCTTGGTGTAGGGTTCGATGCTCTTCAAGAATGCTTGCTGGGCCATCGCTCCCATGACACCCTTCAAAGCATCTGGTCCCTTGATGCCATTCTCTTCACAGAAGCGCATGGCGTCGAAGCGGATTTGCTCCAGTTCTGGCGACAGTTGGCGGATGCTGGTGGCGGTGGTCATGCTCAATCCTATCTTCAGAATCTAGCGGTAGGAATGTTTCCGTAAGCTATTGATTTCATTGAGGTGACATGCATTGTTTTCATGTGCCGTCTGCCACCTCAATTTTCATTGTTTCTTCAATCAAATCAATAACTTAGGTCGTTTTCAGCAAGATACCTTTGCCGTATCTCGTTTCAGCCGGAAGCCCGCATGGATGCTAGAAGCGGTAGGAACTCGGTAGGAATACGGTATGAACTCAGGCTATTTTCACCTTCGTGAACTCAATCCCTCGGTTGTTCGCATATAGGTCTGCAGAGCCGTCCGTCATGTGCCCAAGCAATGCCTTGGTGTCCACTCCACCCTGCGCCATGTAGTTCCGTTTGCACAGGCTTCGCATCTCATGGAAGGTGGGCAGATTCTCGCCTTCGCCCAGCGCCTTTTTTACATACTCCGTGAAACGCGATGTGATCGTGTTCAGCGAAATTCGGCTGCCCGCGCGGCTATTCCCGTTCGGCTCCGTTTGGTGAACCATGTACTTGCTGATCACGCTGGTTCGTCGGCACTCGGCAATGACCTCCTTCAAGCTCATTCCCATCGCTTGGGAGTGCAGCGCCAGCGGAATGGCGATCTTCACCTTCCCTTGATTCTTCACTGGCACCACAAGCAGGTGGTCGTCCACAACGTCAGAGAACTTCAGGGCCGCCACATCTTCTCGGCGCAGGCCCGTGACCATGGCGATCAAGGTGGCACTTCGCAACCAGACAGGTCCGACTTGCAGTTCATCCCAGACCTTGGCAAACGATGCGACCGTGAATCGGAGCCTTTTGACCTTGGGCTTTTCAGTTTTGGTCACTTGCGCTGGGTTGGCCTTCATGTGCCCCTTGGAGATGGCCGCCCCAAAGGCTTCGATCATCACCGTGCGGCAGGTTTTTGCCGTGCTAGCCCCCCTCGTCTTCGTGATGTTGTCCAGTGCCTTGGCAACATCCACCACCTCCAGCCGTCCTAGCGCGTGGTCGCCAATCTCTTCGTTAATGGCCTTGCACTTCGACTTGTAGCTTCGCAAGGTGTTGGCAGCGTGCGTGAGTGTGACAAACCACTGATCCAGCCAAGATTGGACGGTCTTGTCCTGCTCTTGCAGCCTGTCGATGAGACGGGCTTTGCCTAGCTGTCCTGCCGTCCACAAATTGGCCTCAATGACTTGGAGTTTTGCTGCAGCCAGCGTCACGCGGCCAATGGCGTCGTACTTCTTCGTGACTGGGTTGAACCACACGAAATAGCCAGGCCGCGACTCGTGCAGTCCAGCAGGCCAATCCCTGCGCTTGTGATCACGTGGGCGGGCTGCCATCAAGCCGCCCGCAGTCGGGAAAGCAGGGTGCCCGATTGAGCGGCCTCTGTGATGTGTTGCGCGCCCGGATCGACGTAGTAGGTGCGCCCAATCTTGATTGGAGTCGGGACAATGCGCCCCTCCCGCGCCCATATGCGCAACGTGTTTTCCACAGGGGGCTGCTCGAAATTCCGTGAGGCCCATGCGGTAAGCGTAATCTTTCTCATCGCTCCCCCTTCTCGCTGCCTATCTGGGCGGCAGCGCGCAACTTCTGAGATTCGGCGACGAGGCCTTCCCACGGGTCGTTCGGTTCTCCCGAGTGGCCGTAGAGGCGACGGCGCGAGTTCATTGCGCCAGCTTGACGCCATGTGATCTCGACAGCGCCGAGAGCGACCGCCTTCGCGCGCATGCTCAGGGCGATGTCGTAGTGGCTGCCGCTGGTCTTCTCGGGCGATTGCCACCATCTGCGGGCAACTCCGATGCGGTCGGCCATCGCGTGTAGCTCTTCGTCGGTGTCGGCCAGCATGTGGCACATCACCATCCGGCCGTACTTGGCCTTCATGTCGTCAACGTAGACGGTCATCCCTGCGTCCCTCCATCGCGATTCCTTATTGCATCCCTGATCTTCTGGCACGCCCAGTCCCAGCCCATTTCGGCGTTCCAGTCGTCGGCGCCAACGTCGCCTTCGAGATCCAGCATGCCCTGAGCGACCAGCGCACACTCTTCGCGTTCCTGCTTTGCAGCGCGCTCTGTGGCGAACTCGAACGCGCGGAAGGCGAACGTCTTCTCGTAGTCGCCGCCGCCTGCACGGCAGAACTGCCCTTGTTCAGCCCACCAAGTCTCGAAGGCTTCGGTGGTGGTCATGAGAGCTGTCCTTTCTCTGCCGGCGTGTTGCACGAGAATTTGCAGGCTGGGCATTCCTGCCCGTAGTCGTTCTCTCCCATGAGTCCGCAGCCGTTCGGGCAGAGCCCGCAGCGGATCTTGAAGTCGCTCTCGATGTAGCGCTTCAGGTCGTCTTCGTTCCCGCCGATGATTGCGAGGCGGTCGGGGCTGACTCGTTCAACCATTTGCCGTCTCCCCGCCCGTAGCTCGGGCCTGATCGATGGCGGCGTCAATGCTTGCCTTGCCATCAGCGATGTAGTCGCCAATAGCGGGTTCCAGCATGCACGGCAACTTCGTTTCGCCGTAGTTCGCGCACAGCCACTGGTAGCGCTCCGCATCGCCCCTCAGCCGCTCGATCTCCGCGTCGCGTGCCTTGAGGGCGGATTCGGCCCTTTGCAGCACGTCATGTATGCAGTTGCCGTCCCAACCCGGCACCATCCATTGGCCGGCGCTGTGTCGCATGCTGGCCGCGAGAAGGCGCAGGGTGTCCTCCAGGATCTCGGGCAGCTTCGCTTCTGTGTGGTGGGATGTCATGGGGTGTCCTTTGTGTGTGCAGCTACCCATTCAGGGTTTTCGCGGCGCCAGTCGGCCCAGCCTTCGTCGGTCAGCTTGTGCGCGATCCATTCGGGCACGTCGGGCGTTTTCTCGAACGGCAGCGCGCCCGCTTCGCACTGTTTGCATTGGCACCCGCCGCCGTGCGCCGTGCAGAAATACAGGCCGCAGCCGTCATCGCCGCCGTATGGCTCTCCGCCGCACACGTAGCTCAGGCCTCGGTCGATCTTCTCCGTGCAGCCTGGGTGATCGCAGATGGAAGGGACGCCGTAGCCGATGTCGCGCTTCCAGTTGTTGTCGTAGCCGATGCTCCAGCCCATTACGCACCCCCTTGGTCAGGCTGGGCGGCCTTGAGGGAGGCGGGCTGCGTCTCTTCAAAGTGCGACAGGTCTTCATCGAGCACTTCACACCAGACAACACCCAGCTCGCCGACCTTCTCGAATTGGTGCCAGTTGCGGGGGTCACCCGGGTATCGACGGACGCCCATGTAGGCCAGCCGCTCGGGCTGACTGCGCCAGTTGTACTTGTCGCCGACTCGCAGCGGTCCAGGCGTGTGCTTCGCTTCCATCACACCCCTCCCTTATCTGCCTGAACGGCAGTGAGGGCGGCGCGGGCGAGCCAGCCATCCCAGGAGTTGTGTACCGCCCGGTTGCTGTAGTTGTCCTTGTTGAAGCGGTGGAAGTCGCAACCAGGTGAACGCACTGCCATAGTTGCCTCGAACAATGAGCGCTCCGTATCGACATCCACCGCGCCCACCTTGCCCGTTGCCGGTGCTGCCTGTGCGAGGGCGGCGCGGGCCTCTGCCGCTTCGTTGAGGCAGAAGTTGCACGCCGCGAGCTGGCGCGTTTTGCGGTCGGCATCGACGTAGGCATGCATGGCTGCATCGCTGTACCCTTTCC